AGATTTTCCTGCCGCGCCGCCGGGGAATCCGTGGCAACCTCCGCGTTCACACGGTTTTTGCCCACATGCGTCGTCATTGTGTATCCGTCGCCCAGCGAATTCAGCATCGACCGGGCCTTGCTTTCGCATATCGACATCATCGCGGACGACAGCATCAATTCCCGGACGCCAGCGCGGTTCAGAACAAATTTCACGTTACCCATAGCGCTCCACCTTGATGTTCTGATCCCATCGGAGAGGAATGTTTTCAGAGATGCCGCGCATCGGATACCCCTGTGTCCGATACCTCGCGCCCCAGATGACCACAATCGCGTCCGTCCAGTCGTGAGTATCCCCGCGTGGAATTCCGACCACATATTCGCATCTCTTGCCATACAAAGCGATAGACGCCGTTACGTCGTCCGTTGTCGGCTGTCCCACCAGACAGTCCGGCACGTCGACCAGCGTTTCCGCATAAACGGGATTCCCGAATGGATCCGTTCCTGTCTGCGTCTGCTGGACAAGCTGAATCGTCATTCCCTTCATGTCCATCCCTCCGGCAGTGTCCGTGATACGACCAGATCCTCGACCGGGGAATGAGATCCGATCCTGTTCCCCATGCCCAGCATCTGTTTTTCGATCTTCGACAGATACAGTTCTCCTGCCGCTCCGCCGCCGCCGCCAATAGTCCATGACTGCGCGTATCCGAGTCCGCTCATGGATCCCTGTGTAGCACCCACCGGGACGCCGCTGTTCTCGCCGTCGCCAATAGCGCGAATCACCATCCGGCACGAGACGACCTTTTTGACTTCGTCCGACGCCGAATCCGGCGCGAACGCGTCAATCATCACAGCCGCGTCGTCCAGCATAGTTGTCACGGCGCTTTCTTCCTGCGTACTTAGAGTACGAGTGATCCGGGCCTCAACGTCAGATAAAGTCGCGTATGCCATCGTCAGTCCTCTTTCTTCTTCCGCCTCCGCGCCGTTGGCCGCTTCTTCGGCGCTTCTTTCGGCGTCTCCGGGACGGGCATATCTGCGGCCAGCTTGTGGCCAGCCGCAAGATACTTGTCGAGCCGCGCTTCAGCGACCCACATCTCTCCGCCCGTGATCTTGTTGATCAGCTTAATCATGCGTGGACGCGAGTGAACGCGTTGAAGTATTCGGTTTCAGCGGCGAAACCGACCTCGATCTCCGCCCTCACAGCGAACATGTTGTTCTGGAACAGATTGACGGTCTGAGTCTGCCCGGAGCCGTCAACATAAGTCAGCGTCGCGTCGGAAGAATAACCGATCTGCACGCCCTCGACAGTACCGTACATCGCGTGCGTCCAGTCGCCAGCGAAACCGATGATGTCCGGGACAGCCGGATTGGAGCCGGATGCCGCAGATCCTGCCTTGTACGCACCAGCAGTGATGTAGGTCGGCGCACCCAGCAGACGCGGGACGGATCCTTCACCGATGCTGTTGATGAACAGCGGACGATCGTCGCCGTCGAGTGCGGAAAGCAGTACGCCCTTGCCCTGCGGGGAGAAGACATAGCCGTTCACGATGCCGCCCTGTTCGGAAATGTCGGTATCTGCCGCCACGAGAGCCGCGTAAACGCCGCCAGTTCCGCCGACAGCCTGTGCCGTCACGCTGGTGAAGTTGTCGAAGTTGGCCAGCGTGCCGGAATCCGGGCCGAAGAAGACAGTAGAATCGAATTTCTTTGCAAGCACGCGAGGCAGTCTCGCGATCAGAGCATCATACAGGGACGCCGCATCCCGCCGGAATTCGTCGGAGAACGGGACGATCACTGCCAGCTTGTGCGGCTGGATGATCTTCTTGTCCAGAGACGGATTGGAGACGGGTTTTGCGCCAGTCTCAGTGACCCACTGCGGAGTCGGATCGCCAGTGATAACCGGGATCTGGACGCCTCTGCCGGGAAGTGCGATCTGAGTCGCTAACTGCATGACCATAGAATTTTCCTGCGTCTTCTGAAGGATCTCGCTGGAAACGTCGTTGGGAAGGTTGATGTTTGTCATATTGGTAGGAATTCCACTCGGCATATTTTTTACCTCTCTTTTTTTATATTTTGTTTTTATGTCTGTGAGTTAAACCATTTTGCGAACTGATCCCGTGTAGTCTGCTTCGACGGGCCGCTCTTTGCTTCGCCGCCGTCCCGCATCTGCGGATATGCACCCGGCTTCGCGAACTCCATGATCCGCTTCGCCTGTTCTGCACATTCTTCCTCAGATCCGGCTGTCAACAGATCCACCGGGACGCCTGTGTCCTTGCTGACTTTCTCGCGCATCACACGCAGTGTTTCCGCGCTTTTCAGCGCGTCTAATTCGGATCTCATAGTTTTCGACGCCTCCACCAGTTCGTCGACCTTCGCCGCCTTTTTCGACAGCGTCTCGTAATCGGCGTATTTGGCGCGTTCACGCGTCAACCGCTCCGCCACGATCTTGTCCACGTCTGCCTGTGTGAACGTCCTTTCCTGCTCTGCGCTTGTTGTCTGCTCCTGTTTCACAGTTTCTTCCATGTTTTCCCTCCAATGAGTGCTTTTTGCCGCGTTTAAGGGACGCGTTCCCATAAAAAAACGGCCTGTTGGCCGCTTAATTTACCTCTGTTTCCTCTGCCGCTGAACTCTCCAGCGCCTTTGACCGCGCATACGCCGCGCGTTTCTGTTCGTTTATCCGTTCTTTATTCTGTTCGTAATATGCACGCCTCATCGCGTTCAGTTTCTGCTTTTCCGTGACCCCGTCCGCCGATTCGTACATCTTCCTGTACTTGTCTGGATCGTACCCGGCGTACTGTGTTGATTCTGTCCGCCGGATCGCATACGCGCAGTCGCAGTTTGAATGGACATGCTTTGCGTGGCCGTCCTTCAGCATGGAAGGATATGCCTTTTTCCATCCTTCTCCGGCAAGCATGATGCAGAATGGGCATGTGTCCCCGTGAGGGATCCACGCGACCTCTGCGCCGTCTCTGATCGCGTTCTTCAGCGTCGTGTCCTGTCCGGCCAGCTTCACTGTCCGTCCGACGGCCCCGGCCACCAGAATCGCATACGGCGCCATCTTCATCGCACCGCGCACCGCCATATCTATGTACCAGTACGGCGACGTCTCAGCTGGTTCAGCTGGTTCTCCCTCGTTGAAAAGATCGTACATTTCCGCCGCCAGTTCTGCCGCCGCTTCGCCGTAATACGTCGATATTCCATATGCGACCGCGACCATCCTCTGAATCGCTTCTTCGGAGTCAATCTCGTGGGAGTCGATATACTTCTGCATCCGCTCAGTCGCTACACGGTCGATCTTCGCCAGCGCCGCGACGTATTCGTCCCACGCGGCCTCCGGGATGACTAAACTCATGCCTGTTCAACCTCCGCCAGCGCCGCGACGCCTCGCGCCCTCTGTTCCTGCGCCCGGATCCGCCGGATGTCCGCTTGATCAAATCCGACCATTTCAAGGAACGTGTCTGTCTGCGCGAAATTCTCACGGGCCGAAGCGATCTTGATGGCCGCATCCGCCGTCGCTGAGACAGACGGCATAGCAGGATTTTTAAAGTGCGCGATCACGTCCGTTTCTTCCGGCGTCAGTTCGTTCAGAGACTTGCCCTCGACGATGCACTGCGCCATGAGCGCGATATATCTCAGAGAATCGCCGTTCCCGACGTTCATCTGTTCCGCCATCGTCACCAGCGTCTGTGTCTGCGCCAGCACCGCATCTGCGGACGTGGGATTTGCCTCACTCACGACGCCAGTGTCAGAAACCGTGAGGCCCGTCGCCGCTGAAAACTGTGTAGCCAGCAACCGAAGCATCTCGACGTGCGGACTGATCGTACCTTGTACCAGCTGTCCGAACGACGGTTTTTCGCCAGTCTCCGGGTTTACCGTCGACGCAAGGATAGATCCGACGTACTGCTTGAATTTCTGATTGATGATCGCGTCGTACTGCTCGTCCGTGATACCCAGCAGATACTTCTGAGGCGTCGTGGAGAACTCCAGACCAATCGTTGCGTTCGCAATCGTGCGGACGTACCCCTGTATAAGACGTCTGATCGGCTCTTTGATGCGCGACCGTCCAAAAGGCTTGTCGGATGTCGCGTTCCATACCAGCGGCTCCATGAGCGGACGCCCCATCCGATGCGCGTACCGCGTCGCCGTCCATTCTTCGCCTTTCCCTTCCCGGCGCATATCCCAAACTGCGTCGTCCGTGTAAAGATAAATAATGGACGGAGTCCAGATCTTTGCCTCCGATTCGTCCGGGACAGTGTCGATCACCGCAAATCCACACGAGATCCGGCCCTTATCCCCATCCCACAGCGCCGCCGCTGTCTGCGGAGAATGAAAACGGATCTTGCACCCGATAGCCGGATCTGCGGAAAGCGTCGCGAATGTCGCGCCGTACTTCAGTTCGTCCCGGCACGCCTTGATATACTCTGCTATCAGACGATTATCCCGGACAAGCTGGGACAGCGATTCGACCTCCGCACCGTTCGCGCCGACGAATCCAGTGAACATTGACCGCGCCGCCAGCACGTCGACGCACTTTGCGCCCCAGCTACACCCGATCTCCAGATTCCGCAGTCCGTCCGGCAATGCGATCCCGAGATTCACTTCGTCCAGCGTGACGTGGCCCTCGTAATATCGGTTTTTCTCATAATTTTTTGCCGAATGATCGTCGTAGACCTCGATCAGATCCGCCAGCTGTTTGCGTTCTGCCTCTCCGAGTCCTTCGACGTTCCCCGGCGCGATTAATAGATTCATTAGCCTATCCTCATCGTTCTATTTGGATCCCGTTTTGATACCTTCGCGCCCCATAAGGCAAGCGCACACGCTTCAATCGGCGTCGCATCCGGGCCGCCGAATCCCCATCCTGCGCCGATCTTTCGCTTTATCGACGTTTTCGCGGATTCGTCCAGCGCCGTCTGTTCTCTGTACCATGTAAGACTGCCGTCGTTAATGGATTCCGTCAGATTTGAAACTGCCGCGATCATGTCCCGCGCCGTCGGTTTAATGATCGACCCTTTCGCTTTCCATGTGTCTCCGATCCTGTCCACCAGAACGTCAACACCGTTTCTGCCGTCGATCACCACGCAGGAACACTTGCCATACCGCGCGTTTAACCAGTCTGCAAGCCATTTTGTGCCTTGCACGACGGGCCGTTGTTCAATCATAGATATGCGCGGTTTCCGTCCGTCTGAAGGGATCACAGCGCCGCACAGCGTCACCAGCAGACCGTCTGGACTGAACTTCACGCCATACGCCGTCTTGCCGTCCGGCTTCATCTCCGTGGACGCGCATTTCTCCCACAGAGCCGCGTCTATGGCCGTTTCCTGCACTTCCGTGAGGATTGGCGACCACCAGCCGAGACGTTCGCGACAGAAACCGTCCTTCGACATGGTTCTGTATTCTTCTGACGTGAAATCCTCAGACAGCCGGATGCCCAGCGCCGGATTCGTCATGTACCACAAGTCCCTGTCATGCGCTTCGATGTCGTCCACGCTTTTCGCTTCGACCGACCATTCATGCCAGCAATCATGCGTCGACGGATCCGACAAACACATGGTTCTGCGTCGCCGGAAGACGTCGCCCGGACATCCCGGATATGGAGGCGTCCCGGTATAGATCATCTGCCGCGTGCCTGTTGCCGACGCCGACAGTGTAGCCACGATTGCCTCCAGCTGATCGTCCGTCAACTCCTGCGCCTCGTCGAACACGACCAGTGAGATCCCGTCAAAACCTCGCGCCGCCTGTCTCGACCGCGCGGAGAATTCGATCACGCCGCCGTTGTCCAGTTCTATACATTCTTCGCCGTTCGTATAGCGGATGTGCTTCACGATGTCCGTGATCTCTGGATACCGCTTGTCCGTGAACATTGCCGCCAGTCTGCGGAACGACTTCTTCGCAGTCTTGACTTGATGCGCCGTATGCAGGATCTTTTCACCGTTGATGACAAGTCCGTAAAACTCGCGTGCCTCCAGACAGACGTTCTTACCGTTCTGTCGCGGCAAAGCAAGTCCGGCAGACGTTACGACGTAAGATCCGGCCTCATCTGTCCCAAGCCAGCAGTTCACGACCGATTCCTGCCATTCGTCCAGCGGATACCCATACGCCGCCATAAGATCCGCCGCGTCGTCGCCGTCGCTTGCGAAGCGACATGGTTCTACACGGATCCGTGGTTCTTGCGACCCGCGCACGTCACGCCTCTTTCTTCTTCTTTGCCCGGACGATTTCCAGCACCGTCTTCGGTTTCAGATCCGACGGAACAACCGACCGCGCTTCAGCCGGAGGAAGAAGATCCAGCAGTTTGGAAAGGCCGGACATGTAACTTTTCCATAAAGCCTCGTAACCTTTGAACAGCGGATTTTCCCGGAGGCCAGACTGTCCGCCGCCGTTGTCGTACTTGATGACGACTTTCGACGTCTTCACGTCTTTCCGCGCTTCTTCCAGCTGAATCCGCATCCATGCGACGTTCTCGATTACGGGATCCAGCAGAGTCAGACGATTCTCCGGGATCCCGCAATCAAAAAGCAACTGCCGGAGATCTTCCTTCTCAGCAGTTGCTCTTTCCTCGATGCTGTTCAGCTTTTCTTCATTCGTCATTTCTTTTTCTTCTTCGGAATAAACTGGACATTGCTTGAACTCCCGACCGAATTGTCCGTGATTCTTTCGGCCAGCGTCGGGATCCGCCCGGTCTTCGGTTTAGTTGTCTTCTTCTTTTCCGCCATTCTCCATCCCTCCTTTGCTTTTATTCGACGTAACAATCAAGAACAAGCGCATCTGCCCGGAACGTCCGTCCAGTACGCGCATTTACAAACGTGCGCTTTTCGATTCTCGCGTTTGCATATCTCTGCGGCACGTTTCTCGCGCCAACCATCTCGCCCTCTTTACGAGTCGGAGAAAACTGCGCCAATGCACCCTTTTTATAGTGCATATCTACGACAACATTTCTGCCACCTAATCCGGCAACGCCACTCTTTGTCATGTCCCAGCTGGATGACGTAAAGTCGTGTTTTACAGATGTGATGTCGCCCTGTTGCAGACGCTTGATGATCTGCTGTGGTGTAGCTCCCGGCATCCCCAGATTACTCTGGATCGCCTCGATTCCAGTATATCGCGTACTGTTAATGTCGGCGTTGAGCGGCCGCATATTCCTGTCCATAGCGTCGACAACCTTCTGCGTCTTTGCATCCAACTTCGATATTTTACCGTTTGCGAGATCACGACATGCCGTGTTGATATTATAATAGTCGCCCGTATTGTAATATCCGACTGGATTGTACATTTTGTTATATGCTGAATATCTCAAACCGTCTGTGTTCATCCTGCTAACTATGGCCATATCAGCTGGCGTGAAATACGTTGTGTGCGACTTCACATCAGATACACCAGCGCCGCCAGTAAACGCCTGTCCGTTTGCCGGAGGCGTCGGATTCGCCGGAGGCGTAATGGTTACGCCGCCGCCAGCTGTTGGAGTGATAGTAACGCCGCCGCCACCAGCACCAGCGGGGCCACCGCCGCTTCTTGATCCCCTTCCACCCATATTATATCACGCTTTCTTCTTTTGTCTATGGCTCCCCATAGAATTTGCCGCAGAATTCGCTTCAACGAGTGCCTTACTGACGGCGCGTCTCTTTGCGCCGGACATCTTCGCCTCAGACGCTTTCATCTTCGCCGCGTATGCCTTTGTTATTGTAAACGCCTTATCGTTTGTCACTGTTTCACCCCCTTATCTTTTCGCAATGACGTTACTCGACCATGTAGCCGCGCGTCTGTCGATGATGTTCGTGATCGGCCCGGCCTTTACGACGTTGTAACCTTTGCGTAACGCATAAGCCATATAGCCGGAATCGGCCCACTTGCCTCCGCTTTTCATGTTTCTGATCGCAGAGCGCACCGCAGAGGATTCATTCATCACCATCTGATCCAACTGTGATTCAGTAATGATTCTCGCGTTCTGGTTGAGTTTTACAGACATTGTGGCCGTTTTTTGTACATTGCCGACCGTGTTACCATAAAACCCCTGTGAGCGGCCAAGATCGGAATGGAAGTAGAAACCGTCTCCCATACGCCCTTCTCCAATCGTGGTGACGTCGGATGTCATCGTCCTCGCACAGATGTCAACAGCAGATTCATTGCCCTGTGCGTTAACTGTTCTGTACAACGGTTCCCCCGGAAGTTTTGCAAATGCGTTCACGTCGACCATGTCCGGCGCTTGATTCAGTTCCGGCATGTTCGCGACCAGACGCTGTGTATCCCAATCGTTGTTATAGTAAGTATTTTTATCTATCGGCGTACTCTTCAATGCGTTTAGATAGTCGACAAACTGTGTGTCATTCATCGCTTGTAATTGCGCGATAGAAATAGCAGGAGCTGGTTGTCCCGGCTGTGCATTGGGCGGAGGCCCCTGTGGTATCGGAATACCACCAGCCGTGAACAGGCCTACACCGCCGCCACCGCCGCCACCAGCAGGAGCGCCGCCAGATCTTGATCCTCTACCTCCCATTACTCTTTCCTCCAATTCTGTGTTACATGGTTTTCGTAATACCGCACTTCAGCTGATCCGTAGTCAAAATCCAGCGCTCCGCCGTACACCAACACCGTCTTCGGCGCAATGGCCTCCATCATCGCTTTCATGCCCTCATTCCAGACCTTCAGCGCCTCTTTATCGCGCTTCACGCCCACCGTGGAGACAGATACGATTGATCCTCGCGGGATCCCCTCAAAACAAAAACGGAACGTCTCCGGCTCCGCCCAGCTGATCGTCGGAATCACCTTCAGACCTTTCTGCTGATAGTAATTTCCGATCAACCGCGACCGATATACGTTCCAAATCTTCACAGGCATCGCCATGTCCATGTACAGAGAGAAATCCGGCGACAGGATGCAATCATACTGCGACAGCACGTCGACGTACTTTTCCGGCGCGTTCCAGATCCGTTCAAACTGATAGTCATCGACGTAAAAATGGATCCCGACGTCCTTCCGCTCGTTCGTCTTTGCGTAATTGAATCCGACCAGATCCGCCGGGATGTAGTCGTCGCACGCGATCACAGGCATCTGCCAGAATCCATCCGACTTCTCCGCCGCCGCATCAATCCCCAGATTGTACGCGTCGTTCGTCCGTTCCCGTTCGTCGCCGTACCATCCGTCGTCCTCATCTTCCAGATCCGGCGTCATTGCATCCAGATCCGACGTATCAAATCCGAACGCGTCCATGTCGATGTCGTCGATCATCTCCAACTCCATCGACAAAAGATCCATGTTGAATCCGCTGTTCATTGTCAGCTTGTTATGCACTAACGTGTACGCGCGGCGCTGTTCGTCCGTGAGGCTGTCCAGCCGGATGACCGGGACTGTCTTCATGCCCAACTCATGTGCGGCGATCAGACGCCCGTGTCCCTCTATCACCTTGCCGTCCTGCCAGATCGCGATAGGATCGAGGAATCCGAATTCCTCTATGGACTTCTTGATCTGCTCTATCTGCTCCGCTGGATGGAGTTTCGCGTTCCCTTCATACGGTTTCACGTCGTCAATGGGAACATATTCAACCTTCAGCTTCATTTATCCCTCTCAGATTGCAACAATCGCGTGGATTATGGTTCAGATTGTCGCGCCAATACTCATACGCCTCTGTCTCATCCTCGCAGACCGTGATCTCATCAAATCCCGTGATCCTGCTGATCAGTTCTTTCTTCCGCGCCAGCGGCAGATGGTTATACCCGCCTTGCTTCACTGTGTATTCCGAATAGTCGATGTCAAACCACTTCCGAATCCATGTGTTCACCCTCAAGAATTCGACGCAGATCTTCTTGATGCCAAGCGTGTTCAGCTTGTTCACGTCCATGTATCCGGGAATGAA